AGCCATTACCCATGCTCGAGAATTTCTCGAGACGCACCCACTTTCCGTCTACGTAAGTAGACGGGCTTCGAAGAGCGTTAAGCTCACGGAACCATGTAGGTGGTAGCAATAACCTGACCAGGTTAATGCATACGGTATCGCTAGCTGAGGAGAGATCGAGAGTAGCAAACTCTCCCGTCATGGAAGATTCCAACGCCTCACGGCGATGGACATCCTGCACGGTGTCTAAGTCCCACCCAGTCGATCGTTTGAGACGACGACGGATAGAGGACCCGAGACCCAACTGATAGAAGACGTTAATTGCCGGTTCAATGGCAATAGCGCGATCTGTCTTATAGGTCTTAGGGACTGTGGCAAAGCGATTACCACGGACGTAGACAGGAGCTCTACCGGCGGAGACGTTATTACGCCCCCACATCGTACCCAAGTAGGGTAGGATGTACCAAAAGGCTCCGGTGGTCAACGTAGGCTCTGAGGACATTTTATCAGGCACCGTCGTGAGACGACCCTTGTCAGAGAAAGTAGCACCTGGCCCAAAACGACCCTCCAGGGTGTCCAACCCGGGAGGTTTGGGGCCGATCCAGGACTCAATCTTTTTCGCGACAGACTTAAAGAATAAGTCTATCGTTTCATCACCTGGGGCGAAGGCCCCGTGGATGAAAGGACTGAGTCTCTCATTGGATCTGTAACACTGCCGCTCAGCCTTCCACCAAGTTTCCTTGGCAGCAGACTTCGTGTCTATTCCGGGAACCTTAAGGTCTTTAGCCTTCTTAAAGAGGGCTATGGCCTGGACGGCTCTGAAATAGTCAGCAGGGTTATCAAAGTGGCTCGGCTCGTCACGAAGGTGAACGAGCCCTCTAAAGTCCTTGTGTCTAGCCATAATGGCGACAGCAAGGGCAGTAGATCCTCCGATGCCTTCAAGTATCTCGAGGCACAAATGTTCCGAAGTAGGAAACATATCTTCCTTTCAGACAAGCCCAGCGCGTTAGCGAGGGGCGTAGCCGGTCTCGCCGACGGACTTGATGAGAGCACTTGCCATAAGGTTACCCCATTGGTAAGCGGCTTCTTTCAG